CAGGTCCAGACGATGCCCGGATCGGAAGCGAGGTCGCCGAAGCTCGGCGAGGTCGGGTACTGCACGCCGCCGCGCGAGAGACCGACCGTAGGCAGGTCGATCATGCCGTCTTCACAGACGACGTTGAAGAAATCGTAAGAGAGTTCGCTCGGCGCGCACCATCCGCCAGCAGCCACGAGAACATCCTCGTCGGCAGCGGCCTTGAGTACTTCGTTCACGTCATCGGGCGAGGAGTTCTTGTTCAGCGTGAACGTGAACTCCCTCTCCAGGGACGCGACCGGAACCGCTTCGGGGTTGCCCGTACGACCGACCGGAAGCATCTTCGCGCGTCGGTGCATGGCCTCACCCAGCTGGGTGATGTTGTCGAGACGACCGCCCTGAGCGAACCCGGGGATGTCAGCCGAAGCAGTGATGACGGCTTCGGAGCGCGCCTCATGGACCTTCGCGTCCGGGGCGTACTGCTGAATGGTGCCCAGTCGAACGCGCTGGTTGAGGTCAGTCGTCGGCTTGAGGTAATCACCGGCGAACGCCTTCATGGTCTCGCCGATAGCAGTCGTGATGGAAGCGGTAAGCACCTTCTCATCGATACCCGCCGACACGAGTTCACGCTCTTCGACAGCCGTAACCTCGGGAGTGTCATCCCCGGCTTCGGTACCGCCCCCTGCGTCTTCGGTAGTCTCGACCTTCGCGGGCTTGATGGCCTCACGAAGAGCGGCGGCCCTCTCGGCGTTCGCCTGCTTGGTCGTAGCGACCTCTTCAGCAGTGGTGTTGACGGCGAGAATCTGCGTCTTGATGACTTCCAGTTTCGCGAAGCCGTCAGCGTCGATATCCGCCTTGCCGTCCTGGTAGATGGCGTCGAACGCCGCAACCAGGTCTTCACGCATGTTGGACAGTTCGGCCTCGGACTTACCCGCCAATGCGGCGGTAAGCTCGTCGCCCCCGTCCGGCAGGGTCTGCCCCGCCTCTTTGTCCTTTGACATCGCGTTCCCTCTGTGTATTGAAGTGGATACTCGGATTCTACACACGATTCACAGGTGAAACTTAGAAATCACCTTTGAATCGAGTGCTGTTAACTGTCCGACGTACTGGTCTTCGTTTTCGAACCGTTCGAAGACCCCGCCGAAGTCATGACCGTGACGTTCCGTTGCTTGGCAATACGCGCCTGTTCCTCGGTAGAGAACACCGATACGCCGCCTTTCTTCTTTCCGCAGTTACAGCCCATCTATGCATCACCTTTCAAGGTCTTGCGCAAGTTCACAGCGAACTCGCGCATTCTCGATTCAGGATCACGGCCCACCTGAGCGGCCATCCTGTCGGCAGCCGCTCGCATCCCCACAGGCTCGTTTACGCCCGCGTACGTGCCGAATCGGACCGGCGTCACAGTGCGGGCGAGTTCCCCGCCCTGGATCGTGAACGACCGGCTTCGTGTCGGGAACCCCGGCACAGGGACGAGCAGCGCGGCGGCAAGCTCGCGTTTACCGGGCTTCTCGCGGTGCGGCCCCCAGTCGCCTGACAACTGGCACGCCATCATGCGGGCAACCTGGTCGGCATTGACACCCGGAATGAGCGCCCCGGAGATCCATACGCCGCGCGAGTTCTCGCCGACACGCGCCGTAGCGACAACCGAGCACGCGTTGTCGTAGTGCTCGCGCCTGGCCGAGCCCTTCGGCCCCATCGGGGCGTGACCGCAGTCCATCGTGATAGGCCCCGTGGCGATCTTGGCGTAACCGCCGGTTCCGTCATCGACCATCGTCGCGCGGTTCATCCAAATGCCGTAATCGACGTTCCCAGTCGGCACCGTGACCCGCTTGTCGCGGTAACCCCGGTGTGCGACCTGCTTCGGTGCGAGATACCCGAAGAACCTGCCATCGTCGGTCACGGTAATCGCGCCGATCTCGGGGGCCTCTTTCGGCTCATCGAACCAATCGGCGGGGGGAAGGTCGGGGATGGTGATCGTGTATGCCGAAGCGGTGACGAGTTCTTCCGAGTCAAGATCATCGGCAGTAGGCTCGGGAACGGCGGTTTCATCGTCCAGGTACACGCGAGCTTCAACGAAGGCGGGGATGCTCACCAGGTCGGCGGCCCTAATACGGCCCGAATGGTAGATGACCTTCTCAGCGGTCATGCACCGTGCGATCTCTGATCCTTCGGCGTCATCTGGTAGTTCTTCGCAGCCTTCCGGCATGACGACTTCGACTTCACCCTGTGTTCCGCTGTCATCGATAATCGAGATACCGGCGAGAAATCCGGGGTCCATCCTGGTCCCCATCTGTCGGGCCGCTTCGCGTCCCCAGGGGGAGTCAAGGTCTAGAACACCACGGGCGTGGATCTCATTTCCGATGCGTTCGATGTGGTTGACGCGCCCGACGTCTACGGTGTTGCCGTTGTCAACGCCGCCGTGCGCCCGTTCGTATTTCCAGCCGAGCGGAATCTCAAGTGACTCGGTCGCACCGAGTTCAGGCCACGTCAACGCTCCAGGTGCGTACTCCTGGTTGTCGTATGCGGGGGCGCCTTCAACAACGATCACGCCAGACCACGGTGCGACGTTCCGTGCCATCGGTGCAGCGCTCTCCGTTTCGGACGCGTACAGCGCCGCCATCTGCGCAAGCGCTTCGGCCTCGGTGCTGTGGCAACCTTCAACTTCGCCGTCTTCGATCTTGACCACAGCGAATTCACCGGCGTCGCAACCGGAGTTGCCCGTCTGAATCTCCCACGGCATGGGCTGCTCCTCTTCATATGCGGCTGCGTTCAGCGTGAGTACCGCGCCGTTGTCGTTCAAGTTCAGGTCATTAGGGTCAAATACCGCAAATGTCGCACATCGGCAGTTGATCACAAGATCGGCCGGACCGCTTGGGTCACCAGGGAACGCGAGCGAAGCGCCCCCGACCGTAAACGGCTCTGAGAACGCCACGGTCTGCCCGTCTGCTTCCCTGTGCTCCAAACGCGTACGAACGTCCCGGGTTGCAGCCCATTCCTTGCGCATGACGCCAGAAGGGATGCCATACGCCGATTCGAAGCGCTGCATGGTGCCCATGGCAACAGAATTTCGAGCGCCGTGGACTTCCGTTCTGGCGATCATCCGCGCGCGGCCTTCGGTGACGCCAACGGCGTCGCGTACACGCGCGGCGAGCTTCGGGATCGACTCGCCGAGTTCGGTACCTTCGACCAGGCCCGCACGCGCGTTGAACCACAGCGCATCGCCGATCGCGACAAGCCGGTTTCGCGCCTGCTGTAGATACAGCTCAGTGTCAAGCGCCTGGTCAACGAGCAGCGTGAGCGGGTTGCCAACGGCTTCGGCAAGATGCGCAACAGTGGAAACGCTCGCGTCCAGCATGTTCAGTCCGAGCGCTGGCGACAAATCGGCAGCCACGTAGGCGGCCCAGATCGTTACGATAGCGTCAAGTGCGGTTTGGTCCGCCTGTGCTAGCGCCTCTTCGATGTCCTCGGTGTTCATCACCTGGAGCATCGCGGCGGTAAGCCCGGCCATGACCAGCGCTTCGAACTCCTCAGAACTGAGTTCGAGTTCTTCCAGGGTTTGCAGCGGGACGGTAGCCATCACGCCTCACCCGGTTCGATCGCTGTCGTATCAGCGGGATCATCGCTTCCTGCGTCCGTCTCCGCACTTTCTGTCGGGTCGGGGTTGTCAGCGTCGGTACTGGTCGAAGCGGCTGCACCAGTGGCGCGGCTGCGCCGCTCCAGTAGTTCCGTCATCGCTTCGATCTCGTCCGGAGTCGGGGCGTCCGCCGCAGGGAAGCCCTTCTCACGTCGGTATGCCGTACCGGAGATTTCCATCCGGTCGTACGCTTCATCGGCTGCGGAAGACTTGTCGGGACGCTGCACAAGCTCGGACGGATCATACCAGATGACAATCCGGCCGCCGTTCGGCCCGATCAAGCCGTCGCCACCGGCGCGGAGCGTCGGGATGAGATACCCCTTCGTCAGTGCGTGGCAGATCATCTCCGCATCTGGAGCGATGTGCAGCTTGATGCCGGACTCTTCTACCTGCGCAGCGCCCCAGTGATTCATGCCGGAAACGCCTAGGAGCTGGTCTGAGGGCATATCGAGAGCGGTTGCAAGCCTACGGATCGCCGACTCACGGTGCGCGATCAGCTTGTCATCGATAGGGTTGGACAGGTCCAACGCCATCATGACATCGGAAAGCTTCGTCTCGGTGTTGTCGCCGAGGTCGACGCCGATCGGCAGTTTGAGCGCCGCTTCTGCGCTCATGGAGTCCTTGATCCCGCGTGAGGCGACTTCGACCAGGACTTGCGCGAACGGATCTTGTGAGTCTGCGCCGTTGGGGTTGGGCAGCTGAGGAAAACTCAGCTTGCCACGGTCGTACAAGAGAATGCCATTCGACGCCAAACGCGATACGGTCTCGGCAACGATGCGTTTGTTGATGAGGTCGAGTTCGGACATCGCCCCGATGGCGTGCGCGGCAACCGAGGAGGCGCGATACGAGTACCGCTCGTCGGGCCGCCAGAACCGAACTACCATCGTGTCGGTTCCGAGTGTCACCCACTCGCGCTGGCCTTCGCCGTACCTGAGCTGGTATGCGCCGTCTTTGCTGCGTAGCTCGTCGGCGGAGTACACCGCCCACAGCTCTTCACCGTACTCATCCTCGTGCCCGACAAGCCAGCCTTCCCCGGGAACACTGAAGTGAATCCCCATGAGCTTCATGAGCTGCGCTTGTCCGCCGATGCCGCCCGCGAGTCGGGCGACCGCTTCGGCGGCGGGACCTTCGGAAAGAACCAACGGCTCATCGCCACCGGGGATGTACTCGGCTGCAAGCAGGCGCACGCGCGAAAGAGCATTACTCTTCCAGTTCACTGCCGCGCTGAACTCTTCCAGCCGGTAGTAGTAGTCCCACAGCTGGTCCTGCACGGTGTTGTACTGGAGCGTCAAGCGTTTTGAGGGGGACAGCACGGACGCAGACGCCACGAGTGTAGAGCCGAACGCCGGTAGTCCCATGTCTGTCCTAATCCCCGTCGATGCGCCCCAGGAACCCGACCACGGTTGACATCGCCAACCACGTGAGTATCGGGTAATCGAGTCCGTACGCCAACGATAGTATCACTGTGAACACGCCTGACACCCAGAATCCAAGGCACCACGGACACGAGAGCAGATACGCCCACTTCGAGTTCCATTCTTCGTCAGGAACAGGCGCTGCGTGCTTGCTGTACCAGCGGCGCTCGAACCACCAGCGCAGCCGCTTGAAAATCGGCTCGGTGATCTTGTCGGAGGTGACTAGTCGTGTCACTCGGTATGCCGCGAGCGATGCCAGCGCGACTAGCCACCACTCAGGCATTATCAGATTCCACCTTCGACTTGACCGGCAGCGTCTTAAGCGACGCCAGCAGCAGGCCAGCGGCTGGAATGCCCGTAGCGAGAATTCCCTGCCAGAGCACAAGCTCTTTGCCGCCCATGTCCCTGTAAAACGCCACGGCAAGCAAGATCGCAAGGCCGAATGCGTACACAGTCGCACGTTTTCCGCTCATGATGGGCACTCCGTTTCAAGGTTCGTGACGTGTGACTTCACGTCGTCGACTTCGGATCGCATCGCCGTAACCTTCGTTTCGATGCCACGAATGGCGTTGTCAATGTTGTCTAGCCGCTCAGCGAGCCCCGGTCGCGCTTCCGCGTCCCCGTGGTATCGCTCCGGCCTGCCCGCCACGACATCGATTGCCGCAACTGTTCTTCGCAAGGGTCTCCACACCTTTCCCACAGTACCCGTCAGTAGCATGGCCCCGATGATTCCCGTTGCGGTCCATACCTCGGGGCTCAGCTCCGGGAGCACCTAAACCCCGAGAAGAGCGGACCAGGTCACGCGTCCAACGATGCCGTCTGAAGGCTTGGCGCGCTTCGACTGGAACGCCCGCACCTTCTTCTCTGTCTGCGGACCGAAAATCCCGTCAATGGTGGTCTTGTACCCGTTCGCCGTGAGCAGCCCCTGCAACCGGCGCACGTCGGTGCCCTTGCTTCCGCGCTTCAATGTCGGCATTCTGTCCCCCAGGTTGCTCGTGTTCGTCGCCGGTTTGCTCGGCTTGCTCGGTGTCTGCGGCACAGTAGGCTTCGACGTACCGAGATCCGCGATACCCCATCCGGCAGTGCTGTCGTAACCGCCCGTGCTGCGCCCATCCGGGCCGTTGCCCACCGACACGTGCACATGGTCGGCATGTGCGTTCCTGCCGCTGTACGCCTGTGCTTCGAATCCGTTCTTGCGCTGGTAGATCTTACGGCTGTAGATCACGTACCTGAGATTGGAATGCTTGTCGGTGATCAGGTGTTTCACGAACGACGCGAGGTCAAGGCCCTTGTTTCCCTTGACGTCGATAGCGCACACAACACCCTTTGACGTGGGGTTGTGGTCGGAATACCCCGCCTGGTGCGCCTGGTCCCCGATTGTCCAGACCGTTGTGCCGGGGTACTTGTTCTCGATTTCGTCTCGCAGGACATCGAGACTCTTTGCCAGTCGCCAGTTACCGGACATGGCTGTCACCTCTCGATTCTCTTGTAATCGCTGTGTCACTGATCGAATCACGGTAGCACAAACGAGAGCGCCGCTCTGTATTTTGGGCGCGCAAAAGCCCCATACCTTCAGGCGGTATGGGGCGACAAAAGTACGGTTTACGCTGCGAGTGCGTGCGTTTCCGCTTTCCGGATCGCGTCGAGCGCCAGACGAGAAGCGCGCATCTTCGCCACGGCGAGCGCTCCAGGGACAGCGGCGTACGTTCCGTACGCTACCCGGGAGAGGTCGGGCCGGTACGACACGTAGATTGTCGCTGACCAGTAGATGCGGCCTGCCAGCTCATACACCTGCGAATAGGTTCGCGCGGTCTTCTCATCGTTCGAGTAGTGACGCAGGTGGCGCGTCTTGACCTCGCCCGTCCAGGCGTTCGTCTCTTCGACCTTTTGCCAAGTCTTGGTGTTCATCCTCGGTCATACTCCTTGTGGTCATCGCACAGCGTGTAACCATCAGAAACGGTCACGCACCCGTAGAAAGAGCACACGTCGTAGTCGTAACACAGGTCTGCGTACACATCCCATGCCGCTTGGGCACACTGGTCATCGCTGTCGGAGTTGGTTCGATCAGCCGCAGCCTGAGCGCGTTTCGACTCGTTTTCTGCTGCGAGGAGCTTAGCCAGTTCTCGGTTGTTCATCTTTGTGTCCTTCCGTCGTTGCCTTTACCCTACACCACCCCAAGCCTGTACGCAACACCGGGGTCACACAAAATAATTTGAGAAATCTTGCTTGCAGGTCTTGACGACCGGCCACGGGAGGCGCACCATTGAGGGGTACCAAGACACACGATGCAAAGGACACGACGATGACTGCTCTCGACCTCCTCAACCAGGCCACCACCCACCGCAACCTGAGCCTGCGCCGTTCGCTCCGGGCTCGCGCGGCCGGTGACCTCGCCACCGTCGCCAAGTACGCCGCCCTCATGCG